TGCGTAATGATATAATTTGATTGCGTGTTTTAACGAGGACTTATGTTTAAATCAATACTTAAATCGCTAGACCATACGGCCAATATGTTTTTTGTACTGCTGTTTGTATGGAGTACTATTGCGTTATCAATAGCTATTTCAGTTAACAGTATTACAAAGGTTGTTCATGCAGATATTTATTATCAACAATTTGGAGGAATTACGAATGCACAAAGTAAGTAATAATTTTAGTCGTCATGAGTTCGCATGTAAATGTGGTTGCGGATTCTCTACTGTGGATGTTGAGCTAGTTAGAGTTTTAGAGGTTGTTAGAGAGCGATTTAACAAACCTGTAACTATCAGCTCAGCTTGTCGATGTAGTGAACACAACGAGAGTATAGGTGGCTCTTATGGCAGTAAGCACAAACAAGGTATTGCTGCTGACATTATGGTTAAAGATATTCACCCTGGAGATGTTTATAAGTTTCTAGATGGTCATATGCCTAATTCATACGGAATAGGTAAGTACAGTTCGTTTACTCATATAGATGTTAGAAGTAAAAAAGCTAGATGGGAAATGTAACATAACCAGCACAGGGTAACCCCCTGTGCTTAAGGATTTAATATGATTTACTTTATAGTTTATTTAACTTGTTCCGTCCTTGGAACTTTGGTTGCTGCTTATTTTCTAAAAGGGGCTAATCAATAATCTCTTTAATTGTAACGATGCTTTGAGATGCTTTTATTTGAAAGTCAGTAGCAACATTAAACATTGATACTCTAATGTTTTCGCCAGAAGTGGCGTTTAGGGTTAAATCAATACTACCCCCTGCCGAATATGTGGCGGTAGTTAGCGGGGCGCGTGATGATCCTTGACTATAATCTAAGAACATCATACCGCCTTGGCTTGCTATTAGTGTGTCAAAGCCAAATGACATAAGGCATGCGTTAATAGTTACCTTACACGCCTTTGTAAACCTAATTCTATTGCCTGATATTTCATACAACCCATTATCAGCCTGATTAGTTAACGCAACCTCAGTGATCACAGTTCCGTTCGCTATTGTCTGGTCAGGAATTGCGAAATTAGAAGAGTCATTTAAAACCATTTGCTCCAGTGGCGTTACATCATTACCATAACGTAAAATCGGATCTCTTAAGAATATCTCGTCACCAATAGCAAGAAAATCACAGCGCAAGAAAAGCAAAACTGTAACTTTTCCATTTGAAGTAGATGTATTAAACGTCCCTACATTTAAATTATATCTTCTATAGAAATTATCTATAGTTCCTAGATCACCCTCTTCTTGATAGAGAACATCAGTCGTCGCTATATCAGTTACTTTTATTCCTATAGCGTTATTTACTCCAACAGCTCCCGCAAATGTTCTAAACGCAGTGCTGAATGTCATACCGCCTAAATCTTCAAGGTTTATGTCAAAAGTTCTACTAATTAAAGCCTGACCAATAGAGGTTGATGTAACATAAATGTCCAAATTACCATCAACTAAAACCGTACCAATATCACAAGTCCACCCTTCGCGATTGTTAAAAATAGTCTTGCCGCTTATAAAGTCACTGCTATTATCGTTATAACCTTTAACAGCGTGCTTTAATGCTGCGGTTGGTAATAATATATCTATACCAACCGATTGAGCATAATCGATCAGTGTTTCGGTTAGGGTATATATTACGCTTGGGTTTGGTACGTCATGTGCATAAAGAATACAGGCACCACCATAGATGAACGCATCATCAATCGAATCTTTACATTCTTGTTCTGTCAGTGTTTCCATATCTTGACGGTCTAGCAAATAACGGTCAAAATCTCGCATTACCTCAGTACCAGGTATTCTACGAGTATAAGCAAACCCATAACGCTCTCTAATTACCCCATCACTATTAGCGCCCAACACACTTGCAGGTGTTAAGAATGATTTAATATCAATACCCAAATTATTCCAATAAGCCCACGCTGTATCAACTTCAGCTTTAACGAATGCAGGCTCCTTATCACTATTTAATAAGGTATGACTAAATGAGTGATTTATAAACTCGTAACCGTCTTTGTTTAAATTGATAAAATCAGTAGCGGACATTAATCCTGATGACCCCACATCTTTAGTCGTTGGAGCAAAGCCACACTTTACACCTTTAGAGTCAAACAATGGTTGCAAGTCGTTAACGTGACTAATATGCCCATCATCAAAAATAAATGATACAGCCGCTTTTGGTGCATTTCTTCTAACAACACTAAGTAATGGTAGTACATTTGATATTAATATATCTCTACCGTTAGTGGTTACAGTTGAAGTCAAAACAACATCCCAAGCACCTCCACCACCTCTGCCGGTTGCGTATTCTTCTATATTTAGACTAGCACCATCGAATATCTTGGTTGTATCCGTTGAATTTATAGCGTCATCTGTGGTGCTGAATGGTACAACTCTTTCAGTAGGTGTCGCTTCTGATATTTCCACCTTTTCAAGTTTTACTTCGTTCGCTGTCCCTTCGCTGACTATAATATCGTAAATATTATCAGTAACTTTAAATGCGTAATTTCCGTTTGAATCAGTCGTTAAAGGGTTGCCAATAGCAACATCGTCAACATCAAATATAGATGCCAAAGCTTGCGAGCTATTTATTCTTACAGTGACTAAAGCCCCGCTAGCCGCGTTTCCTGTGGTGTCATCGTCAAACTTTAAAACCGCTGTATTATGATATGCTTTCATTAGTGATTACCATTCCCGTTAATGTATCTTGCTGGTGTGTCTCCGAAGAATACCACCGTTGCCCCGTTATCTACTACACCGCTACCAGCTAAACCGCCGATAGCGTCATTGTTTGCGCCTACATTTCCCCAACCCGAACCAGTACCGTCAATCTCACCGTTAGAGCCTGTACTACCTAATTCAGTTAATACACCTTCAGCGTCACCGCTTTGACCACCAGTTCCCGCGTTTCTTCCGTCACCACCATCACCACCGTTACCAGAATCAGCAGGAGGTAATAACGAAACTGCATCATGACCACCATCACCACCGCTAGGCGCTCTGATATATCCGTCAGCAGTAGGGAACGCGACACTTGGCGTTGCTCCGCTAAAGTAAATATCTGTGTCCACTCCTTGGGCATCGTAAACAATACCGCCAGCAGTTCCGTTTTCAGCGGGCGCAGATACAACAACTATAGGCCCACTAGTTTCTAAGCTTTGCCCTTTACCACCGTTACCCCCGTTAGCCTGTCCGTCAAATCCATTTACTAGTATTAGTGTTATTTTTGAACCAGTAGCAAAAGCACCGGCTCTTATTGCTGTAGCGCCTTGTGAGTAAGTACCATCTAATACAAAAGTTAAATCTACAGACTGACTAGGAGCGCCAGCAAGTATATAAAGATTTACACTACCAAGTGGTGAATCTAAAACTATTTCACTACCGGTATTAAATGCAGCCTCATATGACATAGTGGTTACATCGTAAATTCTACCAGTTTTTTCATAGCGTGGATTAATTTTAAGTATTTGCGCTCTAATATTTCCTGAAGGTAATCCGTTTGCGCCTTGATCAACTGTAGTAATTAAGTCTACAACATCACCAGTATTAAAAGTAAGCGCTCTTTCTTCAGTTTTAAATGTTCTTACAAATGGCGTAAATTTAAACCGGCTAACATATCGCTGAGTCAATAAATCTGCCGCATCTTTAGTTAATAAAAAGTTATCATCGAATTGTTTATCTTTGTGCTTAGAAAATAAAGCAGCACTAATTAAAGTATTATCAGAAAATTGACTGCCTTTTTTGTATCCGTCAGTGTCGGCTAGGTTTCCTTTGTCATACAAAATTAGCGCTCTAGATGCTCTTATTGATTCCTTGGGCGTTTTATTTATCGTATAGGCGTTTATTTCTTTACCTTCGATAAGTGTCTCGGTTGATTGCTTCCATACTGATATAGCTGATAATTTAGCTAAGTTTTCAGTGGTAGAAAACCATAAGTCCATCAAGTAACCAGTAAGCACCCTATTAAGCACATCATTAACGCTTTCTGATTCACTGTGTAATGTGTTTATCTTATCCGCTGCATGCCACTCTGTTACCTCTGCCGCCCATTCTGCCGCAGGTATTAATGATACATCGAAATCACTAGCAACTAAAACTTTAGTGATAAAGCTATCAATAGTTTCATCGTCGGATAAGTCACAGATAAATACTTCATCACCAGCGCTGTGATCTTCCGCATTGGTAGTTGTTAGTAATACCGCCGAACCTGGAGCGAATAAATCACCACCTCGAGTAGTTACGGTTAATGTAGCTGTAGGCGTAAGATTATTTGATACGGTAACTATCTGGCTAAATTCATCACCTATACGCACAAATACAGCGCTAGAATAATCAGTGTCACCGTCAACAGGTATGACGGTTACGCTATCATTAATATCTTGACGAACAAAACCGCCTGTATTTATTGGCCATGATTTCTCATCTAAGTTTGCTAGTGACAATACAT